TTTGCTTTAGGGTTTCCTGGTACATGCTCTAGTTCACAGCGGCGAATATAAAGTATACCATCTTCTCTAATCTCATAAGCAACCATTACACATTCTAGATCTTTAGTCTGATAGGTGAGCTTATTAAAATCTACATCTTTAGCTTCTCTTAGATCTAAAGGAAGAGGTAGAGGATATTTACAAGTTAAGTAGTCGAACATTCCCATACAATAATATAGTTATCTATTTGAAGGTGGTAAGCTGTTTTCTTTTATCTCGAATACACCATTACCTACGAATTCAGATAAAGTCTTATAACCACTATAACTTACAGCGCTACTCAATCCTCCCCATAAATCATCTACTAGCTTAGATAGAGGTTGTAATTTATCTTCTACTTTATATACCTTACCTTCGCTATGCTTCTTAATACCGCCATAACGCTCTTGTTGTTTAGTGCTAGCGCCACCCCAGTATGTACCATCACCAATAATATGAGTCTCAGCTTCTAGAGCTCTAGCAAAGTAACCACCCATCATGACATAGTCTGCACCAGCACCGAATGCTTTAGCTGCGTAGTTGCCGTTTTTAACTCCTCCATCAGCTATGATATAATTACTATAGCCATTCTCAGTCATCTTATCTCTAGTTTCCTTTACTTCCATTATCTCAGTAATCTGACCTCTATTATAACCGGTTGCATCAGATGTAGAGCAAGCACTACCTCCAGCAATACCCACTCTAACAAAAGTATCATTATTAAGAGTAAGAGCATTCCAGTAACCATCCTTAGTCATTACGTTACCTACCATTATCTTTTTAACATTAGCATTCTCTCTAATATCAAACATAACTGCTTTTAGGTTAGGCAAATACCCATTAGCTATATCTACAAGAAAATTAGATATACCGTCCATAGCTAACCGTTTTACTCGCTGAATATCATTTGCACCTACGCTGACAAATACGTTTTCTTTATTGTTTAATTGTTTATAAATCTCTATTTGTTTCTCGACGTCACAGAATCTATGTAAGCAGATTGTAAGACCAAGTCTATCTGCTTCTTTTGCAAAGGTTTCTCCTACTACTGCTTCCATTGGTGAGACTATAATTCTACTCAATTCCTTTGGAATCTCACTTCTTGTATTAACCGCAGAAGGCTGAGCAATTAAATTAACATCGTTATAATAGATGCTTTTTGTTTCTAAGATTTTAGCCATATTTTTATAGGGGCAATTTTTACAATTATTATAACAACAATATCCTCTATTTAAAAGAAATTCCTTACTTAGAGGTTCATATATCACAATTTCTATTTACACCACTTACCATTTTTAACTATGCGGGCGATAATACCAAAATTACTTAAATCTTGAAAAGAATCCATTACGGGTTCGTTAGCAGCATCCTCTATCTTGGATTTCTTTACTATCATGTTTATAAGCCGTTGTACCTTGTCACTAACGCGGAAGGTGATGCCACACAAAGAAGCTCGCACATCCTCTGGGTTCTCTAAATTAGATCCTAAGGAGATATTACCAGGGCCGTAATCAAATTGCTTTTTGCAAAAGAGTTCGTAATCCTGTTGTTGTATTTCTTTAAAGGCTTCACAAGTTTTAGGATATGTCTTTTCAACAAATTCTATGCAATTTTCTGCAGTAATCATACATCTATAATAGATTATGTTATAAAAAAATCACGAGATTAAGATAAATATTAGAAATGGCATTCACAAATACCAACCAATGTCGGAGCTTTAACCTAACCGTAGGAACGGGGGTAACAAAATTATCTGCTATAGAATGCACAGAGGTTACTATTTATAATTCTTCACCAGTGCCTGTGTTGGTTTTTGATAATGGGTATGCCGGATCAGATAATAGTTATGTTCTTGCACCTTCGTCCTCCTTCATATTCAGAGGCATTACTTCTGGTTCTGATTTAAGTGCTAATGGTGTTGGTGCCTCTGCAGTGCTTTATTGTCGCGCCCAATACTATGCAATGCATATATTAGGCAGAACCTAACCGTTCAATATCTTCTGAAATTGAGAGACATTATACTTTATGATGTCTTTTTGATCAATATCTACTGATGCCGACATTAGGTCTGCTAATTTAGTATTGCACTTATCCTTCAACCCAAAAGAACCCTGATATTTGATATTAAACATACCATGCACAATGGGATTTGATGTATCTACACTACGAATGCTGTAGATATTGTTGTGTCTATAATAACTAAATTCTTGCGGCAAGCTACATCCAAGCAAATGATGTGGTTTATTCCATGCCCAAGCACCACATTCAATTAATTGTGAAATAAATCTTTGGCGACCGGTGATAGCCTTTTGTGGTCGTGTGTATCCCTCACCTGTAGCCTGATAATATTCAAAATCAAAACTAATTGCAATAAGGTCTGCATTATGAGCCATGAATTTATAACAATCTAACATTTCCTGCCAAGTACGACCATGTACAGCACCAATTTTAATTGTATTAATGTCCATTAACCCTGTTCGATATTCATTAATAAAGTCTTTATAGCTCTGAATGGTACCCGCGCAGTCTTGAAATACATCAGGCACAATTAACATTGTAGGCTTCAATTCTTCTGCGCGCTTCATATAAAGGCGACTATCAAATGCTTTGCCTAATTCAAATAAGCTATTATCTAATAGAACATCTCGGTTATATACATTTATTGAATCTTTAAAAAATTGCAGATATTCAGGGTGTTCATCAAAAAGATGCACTAATGCATAGTCAAAGTCATTGTATTGACGGGATTCACTTAAAAGGCAGAGTGGTGATTCATGGGATACTAAGATGTTATTTTGAATTGGCATATGTATATACTATGATTAAATACTAATAAATCAAGTTTATTATGGCGTATAAATCTTATCCAGGAAATTATCTAGGTATAGTGGTGCAAAATAATGATCCCGAGCAGCGCGGGAGAATTAAAGTATTTGTACCTCACATATCTGCTACTGTTTACAAAAAATGGAATGAGGTTAAAAAAGACAAACGCTTCAACTTTATTGGTGTCAATATCCAAAGTGATCTATCAGATATTATAGATGATTTAAAAAATATATTGCCTTGGTCTGAATGCGCAGCCCCTTTAGTCGGTGAAAACACTTCTGCTAGATATAACCAAAATAAAAAGGTGGGTTCAATTAGTGACACTAATAAATTTTCTACTTTTGTATCTTCAACGTCTAGCATGGAGATCAATCCAGCTATCTTAACCAAGTATTCTCAAAATCTAGACGCCATTGGTGAAAAATTAGGCAATAAGTATGATATAGATTTTTATAGATTGCATGATGCCTTTGTTACACCCCTAAGCGCAGCCATCAATAATGTTAATAAACATAGCTACAGTTATATCCCAGAAACTTTCAGTAATAAAGCCAAAGGATCCTTTTCAGTTCCAAGTGTTGGTTCTCATGTTTGGGTTTTTTTTAATGCTGGGGATCCAATGAAACCTGTTTACTTTGCTACATCCTTCGGTTCTGAGGATTGGCAAGGTATATATAAAGCTTCTAATAATAAGGGTATTGATTATCCGGGCAGTTTTGAAAATATAGGATTATCTGGAAACAGTCAAAGCAATCTAGACGTGGAAACCTATCGCAACAAATTTGTGATTAATCAAAAGGGTGGTTCTATACAAATAGTCAATACAGATAATCGAGAAACGCTTAAATTCACACATTTTTCAGGTTCTTTTAAAGAATTTTCTAATTTAGTAAATATAGAATTAGCTACAAATAATGATCAAAAATTAGTATTAGGAGATCAATTTGAAACCATACGAGGAGATCGCAATACCTTTGTACAATTAGATCATGATAATATTGTTGAAGGTAATCACTATTTAAAAATAGGCAATCTCAAATCTGAGCCTCACGCAAAATGGAAGCAATTATATACTCAAGTAGCTAACCTAAAACAATTATTTGAAATAAAAAGAACGAATAAATATGGTGCAGCTAATTTAAAATTCACCTCTCCATTGCAATCTAGAGGCGGTTCTTTTGCTGCTTGTCCAGTTTGTAAAGGAACTACGTCTTATTACTGGAAGTTGAATGGACATACTGGAACATCTGAAATTACATACACAACGTTACAGATGGGTGATGGTACATTTTTTGATGGAGGCATATCTATGCCTGTTATGCAAGATCCTGCCTTGTTTGGTACTTATGGTGGCCTGGGTGTTGTTTTCGGTGAGACATGTCCTTGCTGTAACGGAACAGGCATTTCACCCAGCTCAATGAATGGTCACTGGGTTACTGAAAATTTAAAGAACAACATTAAAGCATATCTCAAATCTAATATAACCAATTTTTCAGATGCAGAGAGACAAATGGGTTTGGGGGGATCTCAAATTATAGATATAACCAAACATAAATTTGAAACTATAGGTACTGTTATGAATGATTTTGGTTCTATACGAGTAGATCCTGTAGGCAAAATTTATAATTCTGAATTAGTTATACATTCTCAAGGTGTTTTTGCTAATATGACGCCTACTCCATTAGTGGAATACGTTCAATTAGATGATTTTCCTGGTGGTAATTATACACTTAATGTTTGCAATAAGTATACAGTTCAGGTTGGTTCTGGTGGATTACTTTTAAAATCCTTTGGTCCGGTTAATATTTCTGGTTCTATAACCAACATAGCTGGTGCACAAGTCAATATAGCCAGTCAGAATGAGGTTAATATAGATGGTGGTCATCGCTTAAGTTTGATTGCTGATGTAGTAACCATACGTCAACGTAACAAAAAACAGGTATTGATAGATAGTTCTCTTGGGGTTAATAAGAACGTAATTGTTGGTGGTGGTATGCACGTAGAGGGTGAATTATCCGTTAATCATATAACAGCTCCGGGTGAGATACAGATAACCGACAGAACCGTAGTTTTTGGTGCTCCGGTTAAAGATATTACTGGAATGGGTGGTTGTTTGGGTTATTCCGTACCATTAATGTTTACAGAAACTCCAGAAGGCATACCAGTAATGCCAGGTATAATCGGCATTACCATGCCGGGAGTGATAATTGGAACCTGTGTAATAACAGCTGGTGATAGTGCTGGTGTCTGGCCTGTATTCGGTAATGGCATGCCATGTATTCAAGGTTCTTATGCAGGATATGGTGGGTTCTCTTCATTAATGATGCCTATTAAAACATATGGCACTGGCTCGGATGATGATTGTATTACTATGGCACCACACAGTCATACATTTAAAAATATCCCATTAACCTTAACTACCAGTAATGATGAATTAAGACAACAGGCGCAGATTAACAACCAACTAGAAAGAGCCCCAGCTTCTCCTATAAGTAACGGATCTAAGTAAGTTAATAGAGAACATCTAAATCTGCAGGTCCTACAGCATACCAGGACTTTTCACCATAATGTCTTTTTACTGCTTTGCGAACAAAATGTTCCATAGTAATTTCACCTATTAATGAGACCTTTACATTATTGTCTTTTTGTTCACATTGAGCCAATACTAATTTTTTATTAGTGGGTTTTGTAGGAAGCTTACCCAATTTAAGCTCTGGGTCTGGACCATTATATGAAATGGTTTTTACATCTGCATTATCATCAAAATCTACACCACTATCTCCTTTATCGGTCCAAATTTCTGTGTTAATATCTTTACCGATTTTTAATCCATAAGCAATCTCACCATAAAGACCCAAAGTAATGCTATTCTCATTCCAATAACTTGTATATATTTTGGAATTTTTTATTTTAATAGCTTGAGATTTGGCTAATTCTATTTGTTCCTGTGTTAGGGTATATACTTGCATAACCTATAATAACATCTAAGGATAAAAATTCAAGATAGTAATTAAACTTCTTAAGATTTCCTTACCTTCTTCTGTTAATTGATTTTCTATTTGATGTAATTTAGGCAAAGCGGTACGTAAATTAATTGCCTTGAGTCTGCAAGTCATTATGTTTCCATCAGCATCTGTCAATATATCCTTAAAGGTATGAACCAATAAGGATAATTGATCTTCTGATAGTTGTTCTAACTTATAGGATAAAATCATTAGAGTATCTCACACTTACCTCCAGCACAGGCCAAGGCATCTGATAGTTTAGTAGTATCTTCGTCTTCTTCTAATGTTTTATAATTTACAGGTTTATAATTAGAAACTATATCAGCCCATTTCTTTTCATCTTCCTCTGTAGTCACAGCCTCATTCGGAGCTTGTTTATACATCTTATCACCGGTCTTAGGAAGTAATGCCACAGCTCCAAAGAAATTTCTATTCTTAAAAAGATACTTAAATACATCATCCCATTCATTCTCATCAACAATAACAGTACAAGAGACATTATGTGTAACTGGATTAACATTAGCTTCGGTCTTACCATTATTAACCCAATGCTGCTGTGTTGATTTAATCATATCCAAGTGTTTGATAGCTGTGAGATCTGCTTTAACCATGGCATTATCTCCTACTGTAATAGGAAATGAAATGACATCATCTGTTTTATTAGCAGACCAAACACTTTCCTCACACATATGTGGATTATTCTTTTTGAAGAATTTGTATACAGGATCAATTTTATTTGCTTGCACACGCCGAAAATACCTACGGGCATGATGCGGATGAATACCCGACGCACTTTCTAGAACTAAAGAGCTAGTACCTTCTGGTTTTAAGGTTGTAATACGAGCAGCTTGGTTGATACCTAATTTAGCCGCCCAGAGTTTATTTGTTTCAATAGCCATCTTAGCACCTTCTTCTTGTATCTCAGGCTTTAGAATGACATCTGGATTATCCATCACGCCTGTGATAGAAACACCAAGCAAAGCCTCTCCTTCTGTTAATGATTTAGCAGCATTGCTTAGATATTTAAAATCAGTGTATGTAGATTGAAGCGTTCCGATTAGTGTTGCTGCCCAGGTTGCTTTAATAAAATCAAGAGGCGTCTTAATTTTTGCGCCATTGATAGAAGATAGATTACAGAATTGAACACCACAAACACCATCTTCTGTAACAGGCAAGAAACCAATTTCAAAACACGGATTATATAATTGATCCTTATGGTCTGCAAAAACGAATCCGGGTTCACCCCACTGGCGAGTTAATGAATTAATCTTCACAAATTCCTCTTCTGTGACCGAGTCTCTCAGTAAAAGAACACTATTATTAGAGCGAGCCCGTTGAGGTTCAATGTGCATCCAGCTTATAGTGCTGCTTTCTTTAAGAATGTTATACTCCCATTCATCAATAGTTACATCATATTTGTGTTTTTTAATGCCACCATATTGACCATCAACATATACTACACCTTCATACTTGCCCTTATCATTCTTGGAGAAATGAGCATACTTAGTAACCTTAAAAGCTACTTTAGAATTCATCATTTCATCATCATCTAGATCAAAAATAACTGATGTAGCTGATCGACGAATACCACCACTAAGAACAGCATCTGCACAATGCATTAAAATATCATAAGCATTAACGGGATGCAGACGATTTTGACTCTTTTCTTCAATTATATAATCTAGAATATTTTTAATTTTTTGAAGGCCTTTTTTTAATCCCCTATAGCCAGGTGCTTTACCGCCACCGGTTTTAATAATAGCTCCTTCAGGACGAATGCGGCTATAATCAAATACAATTTTACGACCAGAATACGCTGTATTGCGAAAATAACAATTTAAAAGTGCTTCAATACAGTCAGCCCATCCCTCAATGCTATCTTCTACGACATAAGTAACAACGGTTCCATTTTTATCATCTGGTCCAACCAAGTCTGGCAAACGATTGATAAAATGTTTAGACAATCCAAATCCAACACCACAGCCACAAAGCAAAAGATAAAACACCTCAGCAAAGGCACGTGGGCTGTCAATGTGCCGAACAGCGCAATTATAAATACGAGGATTGTGTGCTAAAACCGCTTTACCACCAAATTGCATAGAACGCATAGAAGGAACTACACGCTTTTCACGCACAAATTTAAATGCTTCCTTGATCTCGTCTAGTTCTTCTTTAGATAATTTCTTTTTGAATTTATCTAAATGCATCTTTTCAACGCGTGATACACATTCATCCCATGTTTCCCGACGACCCATCAATTCATTGAAACGGGCATATTTGTCGGTAAAGATATAATTTGCTATTTCTGATAAAAAATTAACTTCTTGAGTCTTGTTCATATTGTATTTTTATTTACGGTCTTATCGAAATTATTCCAGGTTAGACACGCCAGAGATTGAACAAAAATCCTTTTTCATTTTATCTGTAATGAAAGGATTGTGTGAAAGGATAAATAACGAAAAATAACTAAAGGCTTGGTAAAATGGTACTGATTTTGTATTTAATACTTTTGAATACAAATCTTCTTCTTTCAATTTGGTTGCTGAAATTTTTTGTAAATGCTTTCCATCAATAGGATATGTGTTTGACCTTAAATAAGCAAAACAATTATCACAAGATAAGTCAAATTCGGCTAATAGATTTTTATATACCTTAGGATTTGGATCTGCATTTATTTGTAATTGTTTAATTAATACTTTATAATCAGGTTTAATTTTGATTGGCAAAGCCTTCAAGCACATACAGGTTACATTACCTTTATCATAAATAACATGAAAAATATTGTCAGCCTGATACTTTTTATTGAAATTAATTCTATCTTGGTCAAACCTATTCTTTATTTGTACTGCAGCACACACAAAGGGATAATCAGACTCTGTCAACATTTTAAAATCTTCTACTTCCACTGGCTCATCTACAAGGGATAGATTCAGGTATTTCATAATTAATAATTCGCCTTGAGATTACCAGTGCGCGCATCATAAATTTTGGTACGGGTATATGCATTTTCCTTTATTTGAACAACAATAGTACCGTTTTGCATCTGAGCATTCCCACTCAATTGACCCTGTATAGGGATATTGCATTTGAGGTTGCCTGTCCGTGCATCCAGGACCTTTACTGTATTCCCTTGTGTTTTAATTATATCCATACCTCAATTATAGTATTTGATAAGTATATATCAAGCATAAATATTAAAAGATATGGCAGATACAATTACTAAAATACTGTTTCGCAGAGGTTTAGATGTTCAACGACGCACAGCTGGTGGCGATGGCATTAAATTTAATGCAGGTGAGCCAGCCTTTTGTCTAGATACTAATAGATTTTATATTGGCACGGGTACAGATTCAGCGGGATTGGTAGGCGGTGCTCCTATAGGTATAAAAAATCATGGTGTTTTTTCTAATTTATTTGGGTCTGGTCCTGGTGGTTTTTATAACAGTAGTGTTTATAACACTCTCACCTCAAACGGTATAGACACGGGAGATATTCTATTTGATAATAGCAACACTGTAATGTATTATGTAAGCAGCAAAAATGCCTATACAGCTACTCCATCTGCGTCAGAAATTGTTAGATTTAATCTGTTAAGCCGTACTACCGGTATAAACGGCATAAGCGCTGTGAAAGCCTTAGAATTAGCTCAGGTTGCTCTAGACCCCACATTTTTTACTGTCAACGTGTCAGATGGTATTAAATTAAAATACGATACATCAATTGTCGGTAAAAAATTAGTTGTAGATGATTTAATTAACGGCAACAATGGATTGACAATATCAGGGCCTGTCAATTTCAATAATCCTTCGTCTGTATTGAATGTTGTTGGTAATATTGTTAGCAATGGTATTATATATGCTAGTAACCCAGCGGGTGTAGGGTATAATAGCAATGACTGGCAGTCAAGTTTTAGTACGGTTAGAACAACAAGTGCTTCTTGGACAACAGCAGCTAATGTATTTGGTAGCTACCTGCCATTTGCTTGGGCTTATAATACTACCACAAATATTATATCTACAATAGGCACTTCATATAAAGTAGGTATTAATACTCTACCTGCGTTTGCAGGTTTAACAATTAAAGGAACATCAACACTAGCCACGGCTTTGAGTGTTTATGGTTCCATACAAGCTACGGGAGACGTTGTAGTATATTCTACATCAGATATCAAATTTAAGAAAAATGTAACACCACTTCAACATTCATTAAATAAGGTATTACAATTAAATGGTGTTAGATTTGATTGGGATTGTAATCATAAAAAAGGCCATGATGTCGGTGTTATAGCCCAGGAAATTGAAAAGGTGTTGCCAGAAGCTGTTATAGATCGTGGTGGTGAAGATGGTAAGGCTGTGAATTATGAAAAAATTATTCCCCTGTTAATAGAAGCAATAAAAGAATTAGCCAAGCGTTAATATGCCTGATAATTTAGTAATACCTCAAAATAATTCATCTACTAATATTCCAGCGAATCAATTCTCTGTTGGAACATTAGCTACAGATAATAAGTCAACACCTAACACTACTAGTGCTCTAAACACTATGAACGTACTTAGTGCTGCTAGGGCATTTTCATCTTTAACCAATGGTAATCAAATTACCTTATCTCAATTGGTTACAGGTTATTATCAGAAATATGCTACAGGCACTTCATTGTTTACCTTAGGAACATCCAATACCGATATTCATATGAGCTCTCTGGTTGGAGCACAGACATTATATGTTACCATAACAGCCTATAAAGAAACAAAAAGTAGATACCATACAACCAAAGATGCATCTATAGTTGTTGGATTTACATATCCCAGCACATGGCAGAGGACTGAGAGTGATTGGACATCTTTTGATAGTGCTCCACTGATCGGTTCTTATACTATATCTGTAAACGGAGCCACATCCACAGTCGTAAACGGCAACCCCTACACTGAGTCTGGATATAAAGTAACGGTAGCCTCAGGTTTGCATGACGGTCCATATCAAGTAACCGTAAAGGATAATAATTCTGGATTTTATCTTATCACAAATATAAACTGCCCTTACGACACACCAAATGCTAATGTTTATAGGCGAGTACCTGGGTTGGTATCTTTAAACAACGGAACTTGGACGTCAACTACCGCTCAAGGGTATGGTTGATTTTATACAAATAAATTATATTATATAATTTATGAATAGGTGGCCAATCCCTCCAGATCCGAATGTTATATATAAATTTTGTATAATAATCTTTATTTCGGAATGTAATAAACCGACATATAATCACATTGGTTATATAAAACTGGTCGATGATAAGATTGAAATAAATGATTTGTCACTCGAAAAATGTATCACTTATAATATAAAGGATGAGGTTTTGAGTGTATTGCAACCTCTAGAAATGGAATTTGCTTCAGAGATTCTCAAAAAAATAAAAGGGTTTTTAATTAACAAAAATGATATATCAGAATTTGTTAATTTTTTATCAGGAGATTTATCCTTAATAGACAGCGCTTTGATAAAACTGTTTAACATAAGCTATCTTAATAATTTCGAAGAATTTTTAAAATTACAAAATAATGACATGCAGATTATAAATGATGTGAAAGAGTCTTGGTATAATTTAATTTTAAATAAATGTGGGGAGTGTGTGAGCAATATCGACAATGAAATCAAAAACACTACGGATACTTCAATAATTTCAGAGCTTAATAATATAAAAGAGGTTTTAGGTAAGATACCCTCTGAATCATTAAATATATTGAATAGTATTAAATCCCACAAAGAACTAATAGATTCTTGGCCTTTGCTTTTAAAACCAAGCCCTATAGAAGGCTGATATTAGGCCAGTTCTTTTATATCTCTCAGAATCACAAACGCTTCAGCATACAGAGATTTGCATTCACTTCCTCGACGTTCTGCTAAATTTATAATGCCTTTTTCAGATCGTGGGTGAGGCCATTGCATAACTTCATCTTTGTACATTGATATACTTTTTGATTTGCGAATTACTTGATCTTCACGTAAAGCCACATAATGTGTAGGACAGAATGTATGAAGTAAGTTCTTCGGTGCTTGATCAGTAGATGATAAAATTTCACCTAGATAAATTTTTTTAACCAAAAAAGATGACCATATGCGTGTTGCTATTTTTACAGCTTTAAAAATATACTCATGATCTTGGTGGTTGTCTCCATAAAACACCGTGTATAGGATATCTGGTTTTATTTTTTCAATTTCATTTTCTATATAATTAATACACTTTTTAAAATTAGTATCATTAAGTTTTATATTTTTTACAATGCTTTGAAATTTTAAATATTTCGATACAGATTGCAGGTCTTTATACTGTTGTATCTCTCTTTTTGAGTTATTTGCATTTATATAATACACAAAAACCCTATCTCCTTGTTCAATATGCCCCTGAATTGCACCGCCAAACCCAAGTACTTCATCATCTGGGTGAGGTACAATTATCATTATATTCATAGTATTAAAAAAATTTTATTATGGTATTAACAATGTATTCAACCTCAACATCTGTCATTTCCGGGTATATGGGTAAACTTAACACTCTTTTACTTAATTTTTGAGCTACAGCAAATTCTTTATTTTCATATTTATCACCAGCATATAAAAATGGCAAAGGGGTAGGGTAGTTTATTCGGCATTCTATGCCATTTGATATGAGATAGTTAGATAGAGTCTGTTGATGATCTGTCTGAATGACGTATTTGCTCCAACTGGGTGTAACTTTATTAGATATAGTTGGTATATAAACAAATGATTCTAAATTTTTATTATAAAAAGATGCTATTTCTTGGCGACGGGTTTGCCAATTATTAAAATGATTCATCTTAATTAAAAGAACAGCGCAGTCGCCTTCACTAAGTTTACTATTAGTACCTGCAGTTAAATTGTTATATTTGCCGTTATCTCTTAGGTTTTTAGCGGTTTCATAGTAATCTTTATTATCTGTCAAAATCATACCGCCAGACCCATAATTGGGTAGATTTTTTAAAGGATCAAAACTTAAGCAACTGATGTCTCCAAAAGATCCGGCGGGGTTACCATCCCAGAAAGAACCAAAACTTTGAGCTGCATCTTCAATAATCTTAATATTTTTGAATTTATTACAAAAGTTATCTATATTGTTCTGATCTGGTATATTACCGTAAAGATCTACGAACATTAAGGATTCTATATAATCATAGGCTGCAGGAAGTAATAGCGTTTGGGTATCTATTAACCCCTGATCATCTACATCTGCAAAAAAAACATCTTGATCTGCCATTAATGCAGAGTTTAGAGTGGCTCTGAAACTCATAGCTGGCATAAGAATTCTGCGAGATTTAGATATTATATTAGCAAATGTTAAGGCTTGAGTGCACGAATTAACAGCAACTGCATATTTGCGTTTACAGTATGTAGCAATTTTTTGTTCGAATTCTTTTACATATACACCATCTAAGACCAACCCACTAGAAAATACTTGATCCTGAGCATCCAGTATCTCCCGCTTTAAAGAGGTATATTGACGACCTAAATTAACCAATGGTATTTTTAATCCAGCCATAGCATTTTTTAAATCCTTCTTCAATGTTAATTTTTGGCACATATCCCAATTTAGTCATAGCTTTATTAATATCTAAAGCACCACGGGTATATTCGGAATCTTTAATGAGTATAGATCCCTGTCCTACTAATTTTATTATTAAATCTGCTGCATCGGTCAAATATCTGCTTTGAGATCTACTTATATTATATATTTCATTGTAGTGTTCTTTAGCTAAAGTAGCTAAAATTATTCCATCTGTTAGGTCATCTACATATGTAAAGTCCAAAGTTTCCTTCTTACCGTTAATAACAAGAGGCTTATTATGTAAAGCTGCTGTAAAAAATTTATTTACTACTCTATCTAAATTATCCCTCACACCATAAACAGAACAAGGGCGAATAATATTATATGTAATTCCAAATAACTTACAATAATGTTTAACAATTGTTTCACTTTTTAACTTTAAGATGCCATAGGTATTTAAAGGGTTGGTTGGAGCGTCTTCGGTTATTGAACCAATGAAATTACCGTAAACCATGCTACTGCTAATATAAACAAAACGATGTATCTTATATTTTCTAGCCATTTGCAATAAAGATAGGGTTCCGGCAATTATGTCATTAGAAGAATCTTGATCTACCTGTTGTTGTCGAGATGGCCCAGCTAAATGGATTATAGCATCAGGAGCATGTATTGAGAAGTATTCATTTAATTCCAAAGGATCAGATCCTAAGGTTATGTTACATAGTGGACTATCTATAACTTCTATACGTTCTTTTAATAAAGTTGAAGAGCAGCCTTTTGTATTATCTAATGCCAAACAGGTATGACCCAGACTTCTCAACTTATTAATGAGATGATGGCCGATAAACCCAACTCCACCTGTAACCAAAACGCGCATTGTATTTTTAATTATAACACATAAATATGAAAAAACAATGACAATATTTTTGGTAAATCTACCTTCACCAGACCAAAAACCAATATATGACATGAGTCTATCTATCTTGATGGATTACTTTACTAAGCACAAGCTTAGCTTCTTTGTTTTAAATGAAAATAAATATGATGTACATCCTTCTTGGTTAAAATTAAAATGTTTTGATTATATAGAGGATGACTTTGTGCTATGCTGGGATATGGACTTATTACCCCGGAGGTTTAGTGACTCTATTGAAAAGTATTTAAATCATAATTTAATAAACCTAGTCGCAGATTCTGGGGCTCCTATTTCCAATTATCCTTATTTTAAATATAATTGTGGATTGATGGGTATACCTAAAAAATACCGTTCCTTATTGGACAGAGTATTTTTACAGGCTAAAACCTCAACTGAACCGGCATATGAACAATTTCCTTTGAATAAGGAATTAAAAGAAAGAAATTTTTTAGATATCCATGAACTAAATCCTTCATGGAATTGTATTTTTTCTCTAAATGGCATTCAAAAGTGCTTTAATAATAGTACTAAGGCGATTCATTACACTGGTTGCAGTGATTTTGAAAGGCAAAAATATATTAAGACACACCACACAGCATATTTTGCGTTATTATCCCAAGCCATTAGTTCTTTTTGAATTAAGAAAATCAAATACAACCTTTTTAAGATTATTTTCTAATTCTGATATATCTAATTTTCTTTTTAAAAGATTTAAAGTCTTATTATTATTTATAATATTAATTTGTTCATCGATGGTCTTGTCTATTAATTGAGTGTATAGATTTTCATTTATTGGATGAAATGTAAAGTAATTTTGGGTTAATTGCAACTCATTAATTGTAGAAAATTCATTTGTTAAATTAATGTCACTTTTTATTATATCTGGAGATTCTAATAATTTACCAAATATAGAATCTTCATTAATTTCATTGACATCATGCGCCAGGTTTTGAATTATTGATTCTTTCGATAAGATGTGCTCAACTGCTTTTTTACTAATAAAATAACAATCTCCAGAAGCATATTGGTAATTCTGACATAATGCATCGGGAATAAGATTTATAACCTTATACAAATTACAAAAATCTATTTTTAATGTTATGGATGTCTCTGTGACGCCACTAAAAAATCTACCTATATAATCTTTATTCTCCAATAAATTAATGTCTAGATTCTGTAAATTTATTTTAGTATCATCATCAATTTTACAGATATAATCATAGGTATATTTTTTATTTATTATTTTATAAGCTTTAAATAATTTTAGATACAAATTAGTGTATTGTTCCTTAACGTCAACTACCAAGGTATCATAAGGTATATTACTTGTATCACCTCCCGCACCAAATAAAAATACAGGTTTAAATATCACATCTTCTTTTGAGTGTTGAGTTGATAAATTAAATAGTTGATTTATAATTCTTTTCTTATTCTGGTTGCAAACTGTAATTAATAGAATTATTGTTTTCATATATAATATATACAAATAAGGGGCAATATGTCAAAAAAATTAATATTTTTTGGAAATGGTAGCAATATCAAAGCCATATACAACATGGTATCTCAAGAGGGGATTGATGTTCATGGATTTTGTGTGGATGATGAGTACCACACATCATCCACGTTTTTGGATAAACCTATCTATAAATTTAGTGATTTTGTGAATAACTGCCCTCCAAATGATTATGAATTGTTTTCTCCCATGGGACCAAAACATAAATGTCAATCTCGCAAAAGGGTTTATGAACAATTTAAATCCCTTAAATATGACTTTCTGACCTTTATACATCGATCAGCGATATTATACACAGACCGCAAAAATATTGGAGAGAACGTGTTTATTGGAGCTCTTGCTGCTTGCCATCCAGATATTATCATCAGCGACAATTGTTATATTGGTGAAGGCGTTTTAATAGCTCATGATACCATCATTGGTAAGCATTCTTATATTGGTGCTGGATCTATTATAGGGGGTGGCTGCAATATTGGAGAAGAAGTATCTTTAGGATTAAGATCTACAATTAGAAGCCAAACATCTATAGCATCCAAAACATGTATAGGCATGGGTGTTTCTATTCACCGCAATATTGAAAAAGCTTCAACACACATCTTTTCACCATTAGAACAAAAATGGTTTTGTTAATAACCTAAATTAAAAGATTGTAGCATTAGTTATAGCTATATTGTCTAAAAATATAGAACATTGTGAACTACAGCCACCGTTACCACCTTCTCGTAAACAGACGATAAAGACGCGTAAGGTTTGTTGACTTTATTCTTTGGCTTAACCTGCAGAAATCTTGAATTGCGATACATGTGTGATTACTTACTAGGCTTAGACGGTAAAGTTGGTTATATTTGCCTTTATATCAGCCTCTATAGGATTTTCTGAGGGTTCATTATATAGATTAGGCTTAAAGGACCGAATATGAGATTTGGTTGGTTTTGCAATTTGCAATCGATTCTGCAAAAAATAAAACATAAAATATACATCCACAGATTCATCGGAATCCTTTAGAAATAATTCAGATACTTTACCCAAGAGATCTTCTTTATACTTTTCAAATACTTTACAAGGATACACATATTCTTTTACATCATTAATTATTTTTTGTTTTTCATCTGTGGTATATTTTCTTACTCTATTATGATAGTCTATAACCTTCCGCAAATCATTAACCTGCATAGCAAACCCCCACATATGCATAAGGCTGTATGTTTTAAAATATGATTCAGTTAAAGATACTTGGCTGTATCCTACAAATATAGGGATTTTATTTGATCGTATATTGGCAAAAAAATGTTCACATTGATTAAAAAACCCCACAGTAGCAAATAAATCATCTTCTATAACTACTAAATGTTCCTTTTCAGTAATAGGAGCCATATCTAAATAATCCACTGTACCTATTACACCTCCATGTTTTTTTCTATTAATGAATTGTATATTTTGGCTAGATACTAATTCTTTATATTGATAAGCCTTTGTTACTTCACCTAACCCTTCTGATAAGGGTATTTTATCAGCACAGATAAAAATATTATTAAATACTAACCCAGCCTCTTTAATATAGTTTAATAATCCATATACTGTATCATATTCTTTATAAGCTAATATGGCTACTGAAAAATTAAACCTTTTCATGCGGTTTTATTTGAGTCCACGGTTCGGGCTGTTTATTAACCTTGCAGAATCGACATGTCGGGCAGGCTTGGTTTAGATATCGTGTAATATTTTCCGAAGATTCATCTATAGAAATAAAGTCATGTTCTATATTATGATTAAATTGCTTATTAACAAAGAGGACACTCTTTGCGTAGGAACAGGTATAAAGACGATTGTTTTCAAAATAGGTATTGGAGCAATAGGCCTTACATACACGAAAAGATTCAGCACCATCTTGCTCACCTTTAGGGTCTATAAAATTATAAAATGTATTTGTAATTCGAATGATGTGTGCCAGCCCTCTTAATTCTATATTCTTTTCTATCTTTTTAAAATTCAGACCAATAGGATATTGCGTAAATTCAATTATTATATTCAAATGTTTAACAGCTATAAAAAAAGAATCCTTCATGCTGGGTAACTTTACCCCATTTGTTAATAAATGAATCCTTACCTTGTCACCTAATATTTCCCGAGCTGCTCTTAGCACGCCAATGATATTACTGTGTAATAGAGGTTCACCACCAAATATGTGAAACTCATCCATTATAATTCTATCATTAATTTGTGTTAGGTCAGTTTTAATGTGTTCTAAATCAACCTCTCGTTTAGCTCTAAAGGGGCTAAAATGACTACAGTGCCTACAGCTTAAATTGCAATGATCTATAATATCATATTTTATTCTATCAATGTATACTTTTTCTTGTGACATGGTAAGATATTGAAATTTTAATAATTCTATCTATATATAATTATGGATGCTATTATACATCAGACTTGGAAAAAAGCATCTGTTGACCACAACCAGCAATTAAAAATAGATAGTATTAAAAGGGTGTACCCTTCTTATACGTATATGTTCTGGACAGATGATGATAATGGTGCATTTTTAAAAGAACACTACCCTGAATTTTGTGAGTTTTATAACACCCTATCAAATATACAAAAGGTTGACTTTATTAGATATCTTTATATCTATCACTTTGGCGGCTTTTATTTGGATTTAGATGTCGAGCTATTCAGTCCTTTAATAATAAACAATGTGGATGTGGTTCTAACTGCTGGGGAGTGTTATGATGAAGAACCTATATTGGACCCCTTCTTTTTAGCAGGTACAAAAAAGTGTCTCTTTTTTTATAATATTTGTCAATCCATGAAGAATGGCTTTATATTCAATATCCTTTCTAATAAGTTTAAGGATAATGAACTAAACCCCACCTTTTACAAGACAGGCCCTTATATGTTAACCAAATATCACTTGCTTAATAAGGAAAAATACAGAATTCAAATTCTATCAAAAGCATTTAATTATAAAACATTACAATTTCCCCTTGCTCAAGGTATACATTATAATGAACAAACATGGGTAAAATAGGCCCCTGCTATAAGATCTTATAGCATAAATATTAAAAGATGAAGACATTTTTTGTAACATTAACCAGCGAAAGCCTAGGTCCTAGTTTACCTAGCGTAGTGGATCATTGGTTTTTTGTAACACCCGTGTCAGGTATATTATCACCCTATTTTGATTATGGTTCATACGTTGATGATGGTTCCTTTATTAGTTTAATTATAAATGGTGCCGGTACTAGTGATTCAAATGGTGTGTATTATTTTAGTGATAATCATCAATTTTATCAGGTAACTCCAAGCAATGGATATACCGTTAGTCTTTCTGGATCTAACTGGGCTATATTAGACCCTTATAATGTTGTCCAGTACACAACACCTTTTGTAAATTTCTATAGTTTAACCAACACTTGGGTTGTAAGCAGTGGTATAGCACCTTCTCCGACAGCAATTTTGTCATCTGCACCGGACACTTCGGTAGCCTATGTTTGTGGCGGTTATATATTTCCTTGGGGCTATCAGGTAATAGATCAAACCCAATTTATAAACATAAACAATGGTGATGGCCTAAAGGGGGATACTATGGTTATATTTTGCCCCTCGGCTATAAGCATAACATACCATGATGTTTTAAAAATAATATACAACCCAGGCAATGGTGAAGATGTTATAACCATAAACCGGCCTATCCTAGCTCAAACCAATGATAATAGTTTTGATGGTGTTCTAATAGGTAATCAGTTTGGATCTCCAATTTACCAAAATGTATCATTCACATATAGAGCATCTTCTCAACCAATAACATATTATCCTTCAATTACAGGACTATATGGTGATATGACCCGCTTGTTTTATGATTTTGTTCTTACTATACACCCCAACTCTATCTATGATATTGATGGGGTCCACTTAGTAGGAATGAATCAAACACCCTCAATTAGTGGTGGAGTATTGTCAATATTAGCTGTAGAAAGTAGGGACTCAATAACGGGTAACATAACTATAGACTCTAAATAATTGTATAAAATGCAGCTTAACCCCTTCACAACAGACCAGAATATCAAAGTAGCTCCAGCTTATCCAATGGATACTGCAGCCACTTTACAGAATTGGGATTTTTATACAGATGAACAATTTAATTTAAATTTTTCAACCGCATTGTCTGGTATAATAGATGTAAAGACAAATAATTTTACACAGCTATTTCTATCTAAACGCAAAAAATTAAGTGATTTTTTTACTATAGACAGACTGCAACCAATACCAGAATCTTTTTCTACATTTTTTGGATTCAGATCAACAAATTCAACTAACAAAGATACTCTTTATTGGTCTGCTGATGATTCCGTTGGTTTAGAATCTGCTTCGGCTAATTTAACCATAGAACAAGTTACCGGGTCATTATCTAATCGCCATTTTTTTGATATTGTATTCCTTGATGAATTAACATGCAAAATAAGCCACGAACACAACAGCCTTGTTAGGTATCTTACAGTAGATTACTCATTTAATTTAATTTTATGTGTAGACCTCGGGTTATCATCTCAGGGTATTGACGATCCTCAAACCTTTTATTATTTTTATGATGATGCTAATGATCTATTAATTTTATATAAAAAGCTTTTAGATTTTCCATACTTTATTACATATACGACAGCAACATATAAATGTGCTTTGCGTCAACCACCCTTAGGCCCATATTTTCCTTTTAGCGGTAATGGCATAATGCGTATGCGTCCCCATACCTTACCTTCATCTTCTTATGCTTTACAAGAACATGAGGCTGTTTACACTAAAGATACTTTAAATAGCGATTTAAACACATCTGATGAATCGTCACGCACAGATATTCAAAATAACTATTTGTTGCATACAGAATTTTATAAAATTACTGGTTCTGAAATGCCAGTGAATATCTTAACATTAAAAAATGAATTAACACCTCAGAATAATAATGTTGATAAGGTGGATTACTTTGTTACCGATCAATTTGATTATAGACAATATAACAAAATATTCTCAGGCACTAACCAAACGCTAGGCAATGACACCATATCTTTAGGATATGATGGATATACCCATTTATTAAATTTAAAACCAGATAAGGTAACATACTTTCACGTTCCTTATAACCTATACCCCTATGTACAGTTAAACATAAATGATACATCTCTTACTCAAATTGGTGCTCTAGGTGCTGATCATCCAGTCAAAGCTGATAAAATATTTAAAAAGAGAGCCATTTACGGAAATTATACACCGTTTGGTAATGCTACGGATGAAGCTAATGGGACTTTTTTATGTGCTTGGTTATCTGCTTCTTTAGACCCCACTACAAAACCAGTGTGGATGGATCGATATTATAATCCCAGTATTTTATCTTTCTCTGGAGCCCTGACAGCAACTAATAATACTAGCTATATTTCTAATTTTGATAATCTAGAATTGCAAGCTCCTCTAGCAGCAGTTTTTGATAAACCTAGTGATTTATATTTAGAACCTGGTGTATATTATGCATATCATCATTTAGGTTCTACAGATATAGAAAATTATCTCAAAACATTAATACCGAACACAATACAAAGTGGTTTAACAAATTATTATATTAATAATACTACCACTTCAGAAATTCTTACAGAAATAAATGAATTCGCATTTGATGGTCAACAATATTCGGTTTGCGATAATTTAAATGCGGTAAAGAATACAAATCAATTTACTATTTCTTTTGATTTAAATGCCAATTCATGGTCTTCACATTTTGCAAATCAAATTGTAGGTAATTATCTTACTGACGGGTTTGGTATTTTTGTGGATAGATATATTACACCCTTTATATATTATTTTGCTGGGTATAATCTATACATATATAATTCTACTGGTAGACTCTTGCATACTATAGCATTTCAAGAAGAAATTAATGCTATATGGCGGTTAGATAATTTAAATGATTATTACGTATTATTTAAAAATGGAGATATTATAAGAAATAATATAGATAATACAACGATTGATGCAGCTACATCTGGATTGTCCTTTGATTCCATAATCACTAGCTTTTATGATTTGAGTGGTGCTACATTTGTAGGTGCTAAAGCACTACAGCGCCAAGTTATATATTATAATTTTAGTGATAGTTCATTTACTGATGTTTCAAATAGCACCCAATTAAATGCACTCAATAATATAGATGTAAATTCTATTAATTCAATTGTCCATGTTAATAATAATTTCTACGGACTCAGTAGTTTTGATGCTATTTTGAGTGATAATTCTATTTACTATTTGAGTAACAGTTATGAAATACGCAAATGGAATTTAACAGACCTGGTAGACTATCCATTCTTTACAGCCACCATTCCTATTAAGTCCTTCAATATAGACAAAAATAACAATTTCTGGATATTGCAGGATACAAAGGTATATGTATATACATCTGATCGTCAACCGATAAACAACTTTAATATAGATAATGCAACGAAAGACTCCTACTATATAAATTTCGGTAATGAATTTATACCTACTGGTGAATTATATTATGCAGCAATAACAACACATCGATATGATCCATTATCTGATAAAAAAATAACTACACTTCGCTATACAACTGCGGGTGAGTTTTTGAATAAATTTGACACACAAGCAGTATTTGGTGATCCTCTTATGAACCAGAATGTTACTGGAGATGATTTTGTAAGAAGAGAGGCTCTTTCTACTTATTACCCTAATACCATAAATGTAAAGGCATCCCTGACTAATGTAATTAATTCAACAAATACAGATTTTAATTTATCTTATGGATTAGATTTATTAGGACCGGGGTATCATAATATAACTGCAAGGATAGATGGCGCCAAAGGTTCTATATCTTTATTTATAGATGGGTTAAAAAAGGATGAAGTCTTGATGAATCCAGGTGAGTATATATTGAGCAACACCTTTCAGCGGCCTTTAATTTTAGGAGCTACATCATTTTTTAATAGTTCAACACTGCCTCAGTATTTAAAGACGCCTCAATTCTATACGGTAGGATGCAAGATTAAAAACTTTAGTATTTATCAAATTGCTTTGAATGATTTTGATATTAGATTATTCTCAACACGCAATACTACAATACCAGAAATAAATTATAATATTCCAGGTGGTAAAAGAGGGTACGTAGAAGAAATAGAGCGGGTTTTCAAACAAGATGTTCCCATTAAAAAATCTTCAGCTTTTAATATGAAGTTAATAAATTTAGGCAATATATCAAATGATTTAAAGGCAGCACTAGAAGCTACAATAAAACAACAAATACAATCTAAATTACCTTATAATGCGGAGCTTAAAGATATAAAGTGGATCAATTAATATGCAAAAAATAGAAACAATATTTAAAAATGCTAATTTATTGCATGATCGATTTTTTAATGAATCGTTTCAGCTGCCTTATGCCTTTGAGAGTATAAAAATAGAAGGCAATGATCTCAGCACATATCGTATTATAAATGATTCTTTAAGTAAATTATATGATAATTTTCTATATTTATATGGTTTAACTAAAATGGCATCTAATGCAGTGCCAGCTGCCTTAAGTGGTATATATGCCGTGTCAGGAACCAATACAGCAGCTTCTTGGTATAATTCTGCATTATTAAATTTAAACAATACGAGTCCGTTTTACCAAGCTGGTCTACCAGATTTGGATAATGTAAAATCCTTCAGTATAACATACAGTGAATTATATAATGGGTTTTTAATGGCAGCTATTACAGATACATCTTTAGTCATAGCTTCTATGGCAGAAGATGATTCTAGCTTTAGTGTGATATTGAGCTCCAGTGTAGCCGATAGTTACCTCACATTGCCTTTTCAAGATTTAAAAAATGCTAAATTTATTGGAGATTATTTGTATGTTCTGGATAGATATTACAATAATCTTTACAGATATGATCTAAAGGGTTTACTATCAGACGACATCTTTCCTAAAATACTTAAAATAGATAATACCATTGGTGGCTTTGGTATCTTTCAAGACAAATACAAATTTAATAGTCCTTCTTCTTTTTGTGTTTTAAAGGAAAATTTATATGTATTAGATGCTGGGAATTACAGCATTAAAGAATATGATAAAAATTTTATTAATCTTAATGTCTATCAATACAGGGGTATTTTTGGAGCCGACGCACCAGTATATATAGACGCTGATGAATATACTGGTAAGGTATTTGTGGTTACAACTAACAAATTATTATATATTTTTGAGCCAGGGTTTACCAGTTATACCTATGTAGATGTTAGCAATATAATAACCTCCAGTGTAACATTTAAAAATATTTTTGCTTCTAAATCATTTAAAAATTGCCTGTATATTGTCACTAGTCAGGACATATACAAAATCTATATATCTAAACCCAAAAATATAGTAGGAAAATATTCTTTGTATCGCTTTGGGGTTAGTGTTGATGATATAGTGTGTGCTGAAAGTGCTCCGAGTGTTTTATCACCGGGCACCGATGCCATTTATCTTTTTACTAATGTAGGAGCTGCAACAAATATTATACAAACATCTGATTCAGAAAATTTTATAAGCGTATTATCTCTGTCTGATTTTGAAGTGTATACTAAAGATGAAATCTTAGTCAACAAAGAAGAGTATACTCAAACATGGGTAATAAACAAGGCTATAGTTAAGATGCTTCTTAACCATTTAAGATTAAAGGATAAGATAAAGGGGCGATTTACAGGAAAGTATGATGAAAACGGCAATCCATTGCTAGTAGGAACGTTATATTTCTTATTGGATGATTTAGATTTGACTGCTTATACTATAACTTTAGATCATTTTGCTGGTAATAACGAGGTCCTATCCTCTGCTGTAGTAAATAGAGGATTGCAAAAAATATATGATTTGCAATTAACTATGATTAATAAAAGCAATACAATTATCCAATCATCTAGCTTTTTCGAAAATCAATCTGTAAGTATAGGATAAGGCTATAAATATTTAAAATGTCACAGAATATTGTTAAATTTTTGGTGCGTAAGGGGTCAGATGCAGACCGTAAATTGACTTTTTTAGCAGAAGGTGAACTAGGGTACACAACAGATATTGGATTTACACGCTTGTTTGTTGGAGACGGTGCCAGTGCAGGTGGTTGGCCTGTAGCGTCTAAATTCTTTACAGTGGCGAATTGGACCTCTGATACCACTACCTTAGGTTATATTCAGCTCAGTGATCTTTTGTTTGTGCGCAGTACTGGTTCTTTATATGCTTTAACCGGAACTAACCCAACCTTGTCCGCCAACTATTTACAAATAAGTCAATCATAATATGGCTATAGAAATCAATAACAATACAATATTGCGGCTAATTGTTCGTCGTGGCTCAGAAGATGACCGCAGACTAGCCACCCTAGCTATAGGAGAATTAGCATACACCATTGACACACAACGACTATATATTGGCGTAGATAGCCAAGTAGGCACTGGTGTTGTAGCAGGTAATAAGTTTTTGGGTGTTTTAGGTAATAGGAATTATGCTAATGATATAGCTCAGGTTGGTGATATGGTATTTGACAGCAATACTAATTGTTTATTTGCCCTGTCCGCAGATGGAGCCTGGGCTAATATTTCACCGTCCTTATATAATCTGCAATATACTGCTAATGGAACCCGCGTATCTAATAGCCTAGCTGGTTATGGGTTAAATTTAGCTTATACAGATAGTGGCACTCTTCGTAATTTGCAAAATGCTTATGGGTCAATACAATTCGACTCTAATTACCTATCTATAGATCAAGCCAATAATGACAGACTTTTCATTGGTAATGTTACGACGGATCCATGGTCTAGTTCTTATGGATCTAATGCTAAATTAATTACCAACGGCTCGGCATATATAAATGGAACTAATAATCAAATTGTTTTATCTGCTAACAGTACTGGCACTAGTATAAATTTCAATAACTCTGCTGGTAATTATGGTTATACATATTTTAACATAGCCTCTTCTTTAAAATTAATAGCTCATTCTCCAACCGCTGCCGGTTCTGCAGCTATTATAAGTGTTAGTGGTTATCCAGGTTTTGATTTTTCAGGTGGATGTGGTATATTCCGTAATGGTCTAGTGGTACAAGGTGGTGCAGTTATTGATAATCTCATTTATAATTCAGCAATGACATTATCCGTCACATCTATACGTATAGATACTTCTACCCAACCCGCTCTCACAGCTTTAGTTATTACATATACTGGTGCGCCGGTAGCTGTGCAAGTAGACGTTAACAGTAATGGGCATGATAGCCTGTATATTGATACCAGGCCTTTTGTAGGTATTCACACAAAATCCGCAGCATCCTATTACCCAACATATTCAACTGCTATAAGTGGATCTACACTTCAATTAGGTAACTTAACCGTAAGTGGTGGTAATGTAACAGTATATGGAGACATAAGTGCTACTGGTGATATTATCGGATTCTTTTCTTCAGATATGGCCTTGAAGCAAAACATTAATCCCATTACTAATGCTTTGGATAAGTTAATGTCCCTCAAGGGTGTTGAATTTGATTGGAATAGCAAAAGTATTTATAGTGGACACGATGTGGGTGTATTGGCTCAAGATGTAGAAGAGGTTCTACCTTCTGCAGTTGGACGTCGTCATGATGGTTATAAAGGCGTTCAGTATGATAAGATTATCCCGCTTATCATAGAAGCCATAAGAGAATTAAAATCTTCTAAATAAAATGGCCGATGTATTATCAGTATCTACAGTACAGATGTCTAAGATAGCAACGCTATCTGGATACCATACATCTTCTATACCCGTAACATCTGTCTCGATTCCTTATTTAAGTTACACCAATGCAGGAAATACTCATTCTATAGTATTTCAAACAGTTAAACATGTAAACAATGTTGTAGACAACAAAGGAAACTCCACCCCAATTAGTAATACATATAAGCCAGGAAAGGATTATAGTAATGCCTATCCAGTAACACCATTATCTTCTTACTCAGGATGGAAATGGACGGTTGGTCAGACTGTAGATGTTAACTCAGATATAACAGTACGTATTGGTGGTTATCTAGATCATATGGTTTCTTTGTGGATGCGCATTAATGGTGATAGCAATTCCGCTGGGATTCCACGTTGTTATCCAGTAGCCAATGTATATGAACCTGCTGGCGGCAAGCATACCCGCAGACAGACCAGCACATTTAACTTACAATATTTTTCTTTAACCGGTGGAGAAGTACTGGATTTCTTTATTGGCGCTGGCCCCTATACAGCTGGTACTGGATATTATTGGGCTGATTTTACTTGTACAGCATATACAACACAGGTTTCATCATTATCTGTTAGCCCCAACCCCGTTAGGATTTCTGAATATCGCCACCAAGACTTTGATATACCATCTGCTGGATCTCCAATAAGATTTTCAGATTTTAAAGGAGCGGTTAATTATCTCCCTAACACATTATTATCCTTTTACAATGTTTCCTCGAATTACAAAACTCCTTTATGTTATACAAGTAAAGGGCGACTAATTCTTTACACTTCTAATACGATTTATCTCGGAGATTTAAATGCTAATTCTATCATACGCACTAAGGGGGCTCCTGTTGCTGCTGCTACAAATTCTAAAGGGTTAAGTAGCAGTACATATGCTATGCTGGATGCTGATATAGATGTTTTAATATCCTGTACAGATCGAGAAGATGATGGTGATGCTGATGATGAATTTGGTTTATTTTTTCAAAAAAATACTCTTGGCACAGATGCAACCAAGTCAAACATATATAGTGTATATACAGATGTTACATTGACCTTAGATCATACAACGGTGAAAGATTTCTTGCAATTTTTAAATCTAGATGCAACTGCACCGCAGGTTTTAGATACCATAGGTACAACCACGCTTGATGGATTTATTTTTACCTCTGGTAATGCTAATGATAAAAAAACATCATATGTTTTCAAGAAAAATACAATAAGCATTTTACAGAGATTGATACAGATAAGCAATCAAACCAATCCACAGATTCAATATACCATAGACGATACAGATCATGATTGGCAATCAGATGTGCTTTATAAGGACATAGGGAAGATATTTGTCACACAGCGAACCTATGCAAACGCAGACGTTCCGCTTTGTCATAAATATACTATATCTGGTAAGTCTCATACTATTACTCCATCGTTTTCAGATCTAGATACAAATTTCGGAGATACCTATAAATTGTATGTTGGATCTGTTAAAGAAACTAATATACACTTAAATTTAAAAAACACCTTGCTTTTAAAAATACCATAAGGTATAATTGGATTGGATGATTATATTCGATTCAACAAAACACGCCTATACTAATTCTTATACTGGAGACGCCTATACTAGCGTTACCACAATCCTGGGAAGGTTTAAACCAGAATTTGATGCTGATAAATTTTCTCGTATTGTTGCAGACCGCAAAGGGGTTTCACAACAAACCATTTTAGATGAATGGAAAGCCAACAATAAACAATCTCAGGTATACGGCACCAACATTCATCATGTTATTGAAGAATATGCCAAGACGGGATTTTATGAAGATGAAAATAAAGATGTTATAACAGCTTACCAAGAAATTGGAGATTACTCCACAAAGTCTGGTGCTTTATTTGAGCATTGTGTTTATAACCACGAATACAAGATAGCCGGAACCGCCGATATTATCTATCCTCAAGGTTCCTATTTTGATGTATATGATTTCAAAACTAATAAGAAGTTTAACTTCTTTTCCAAATATGAAAAATTTCTATTAGGTCCTGTTTCTCATTTACCAGATTGTGAATATAGTAATTATTGTTTACAATTGTCTCTCTATGCTTATAACTATCATATCATGACAGGTCGTAAAGTTAGAAGTTTAAAGATTTTTTATTGGGATCGAGACGCTAAAACATTTACCGCTTATCCAGTGCCTTATTTGTTGAGCGACATTAAAAATATTTTAAAATCACTATGAATGGAAGACACCGTTTAAATTGGCCGGAAACTGCTATTAAACTAGCCTATCACATTGCTGAATATCGAAGCGAAGATCCTTGGGTGCAAGTAGGAGCTGTGGGTATCAAATATGATAAGAGTTTAATTTTGGGTTATAATGGTGCACCTTCCGGGACTAATATCAATTGGTCAGATCGAGATGAACGCCGCCCTTATGTTTTGCATGCTGAAGAGAATGTTCTAAACTTTGCCAAACCGGGTGAAATTGAAATCTTAGCTGTAACCCATTTACCTTGTGAGCATTGTATAAAATTAATTGCTCAAAAGAAAATAAAACGGGTTTACTATAGTGAAATTTTACCTAATTACAATAAAGAGTTAACTATTTTAATAGCCGAAAAATTCCATATCAATCTTATACAACTATGTCTACCCTCGAAGAAGTCATCATTGAAAACGGCACTATCAAAGAAGCCAAGCTTTATGGTCCTAGTAAAAAAGCTATGGAAAATCCTAGTAATGGCGTTACAATCATTTTGCCAGCTGCTGCCGCGGTAATTAAAGATTGTGCCACCATAGCCAATAGCTATATCCCCCATTTGGTTTTTGGCTCCTATGGAGACCCCTTTTCAATTTTAGCAAAAAAGGTATCTTTAGAACAAATTCAGGATTTTGTTAATAGATCTAAAGATAGTTATATTACCAATCAACTACTAAGGCTTATTCTAGACAAAGGTCGCAATATAGCCATATTACCAGAGGATACCCACTCAGAGAGTGATCCTTATGGGGATTATGGAACAGATGCCCCTGCAATAGCTCAATCCCATGATAACATTTACATTTTAAGTAAGCTGTTTAAGGTTATTTGAGGGTCAAGAGATATTTAAGTCTATTCAATACACCCAACATATCATCTCGTATATTCAGTAGGTCTGTATCAGCTTCTGGATTTAATTCAGCTACAAAATCAGAACTAAGGAATTTAATATAGTCATCTATTATTGCCGTAATATCTACGTCTGCAATATTATCTAAATCTACACTAAAATTTATGTGAGCTATGGGTCTACCATATTTTCCCATGAAGACTTCTACAAAATCATCAATATGATCATCTAAACTTTCATAGGCTTTGCCGAATGCTTTATGTTGAGCATAACTTCTAGTTTGCCAATGAAATATACGCAGTTGTTGTTGCATGCGTATTAATGGAGAAATGATAGTCATATATATTTATTTCTGGGTATTTAAGGCTTTATGTATTTTTGATACGTAATTTGGGTCTCCACCGCCATTATGTTTCCGAACTATAGCATCTACATCAGTATCAGATATAGAAGAACCAATTTTACTCTTCATGTATCGATTCATATACGCATTAACAACCTTCACAGCATAATCATAATTTTTAACCGAATCCCATGTAGCAGTTACCTCACCCATTTTCTTTAATGATGGATCATATTCTACAGCATCCAACCAATATGGCTTATGTATTTGCATTGGGCCCTTGGCAGCGCCATGATCTCCATCTGGTACATTAATTTTACGGCCACTAGCTTCTACTTGATTTATAGCCCTAATTAATTCCATTGGAAGAGGTTTAATGGTGTGTTGAACTATATGATGCCCTGTTGCTTTTTTTTGACTGGCATCAGCACTATAGGGTGTACCCATTGCTAAAGCACCAGCTAATCCCAAAGTCCCTATGGTTTTGGAGATTATACCTTCCGAAGCTAACGCTTCGGTATATTTCACTTGAAATCGTGTCATATTTATATTTATTACTAATCCCTTTATAAGAGTAAATATTTTCATGATGTATTTATTAAGTGGCGCTGCAGCCTTAGTCTTTTTACTAGGTGGAGCAGCTTGTTGGCAGTATAAGATATCCGCTAGATTAAATCAAGAGTTAGGAACAACAAAAGTGCAGATAGCTGTACAGGAATCTACCATAAAAACTATGGCTGATAATATGTCTGAAACAGTAAATCGATTAAAATACATACAAGAGCAAACTGAGCGCATAGATACTGTAACTCGTAAATCAGTTGAAGTCTTTAATGACAGGCATGATTTAAATAACCTAGCCATTAAAAAAAATAGCTTAATACAAAAAAAGATTAATACAGCAAGTGCTACAGCTTTATTAAAAATACAAAACCTAACAGACCCTAATTTTAAATTTTAATATGAAATTTTATTATATATCTTTTTTATGTTTAATTTTAACCGGATGTAGTACTGTTATTACACATACAGTAAGATTGCAACCAGTTATGCCAAACCTACCATCTAAAGTAGTTTTAAAACCGGTGACTTGGCAAGTAGTATCCCTTAATGGTACTAATGCTATTTTTGGATTAGATAGTAAAAACTATGAAAATCTTTCTAGAAACCTATCTGACATAACTGCTTACATTGAGAAGTTAAGATATACTATTCATAGTATAGAAACAACCAACTTTACATATACAACCAATACAATAAACTCTAATACTAACAGGTGGTTTAAATCTTTGTTTAACTAATCTTACAGGATCGACAAAGACAGAACTGGTGATATTCACAAGCATTACAACAGTTTTGATGTAAAATAATATCGGGTCGAATACAAACCCCACCATAAGGAACCTGACATTTATTTGGACCACCTGTAAATTCTTCTACCCAAGCTTTAAATTTTTCTAACTCTGTGGCGTTTAAATTAACAATTACAGGAGCTGTAGCGGGAATATTTTTTTCTAAACGCTTTGTTTTTTTCATTCTAGATTAGAATATTCTATAATCTATTTTAATGCAAGGTTTAAAAGCAAAGATATATCTGAGGGGGAGAGTCCTTTAGTTTGAGCTATAGTTTCTATGGCTCCTTCAAAGCTTGCCCATTCATTTTGGCCTCGTATATTTACAGCGGATTCTGGAGATCCCATTTTACCTAGTCCCTGTGAAACATTTAAATAGTTGGTGTAACTGTCTGCTGGTAATAAAACCATGTTATCTACATCTATAAAAAATGGAGGCAAAGCCATATATCCTAGATGTATTTTATGCTGATAAAAAGAAACTCTTTTGTTATCCGTAGATTTTATGTGTAAAGCTGGATTTAAAACAGAATCTATTATGGTGTTATAAACGGGATTATCATAAAAAACAAAATGTCCATTACGAGCACTTACTATCGTATATCCAGCATTACATAAGAAACTGACAAATTTTGTTTTGTAAGCTTCAAAATTAACCCGCTCAGCTTCTTGTTTAGCTAATATTTCTTCTGCTTTTTCTTTTTTATGCCCATAAGCCTGTCGCAATTCATCTACAGATGTAAATAAATTGCTAGCCGTTGTAATGCTATTTACAGCAACCCCTGTAAAATTATTAATAGCCATATCATAAGCATAAAATTTTAAAATTTTACCACAATCAGCTATGTCTGTCAATTCAAATTTTTGTAAAAAATCTTCTAGACGAATTAATGGAGTTATAGCTATTTGCGCAGGAAGGCTTTGTAAAATATTTGTCCAGGCTGTATTTTTAGGAGTAGAGATGCCAATTTTAAGCAATAAGGATAAAATGTCTAGGGTATAAATACCACTCTGTATTTGGGTTCCCAAAAAGAAATATTTCTTAGGAACTGTATCATTTTCTATTTCTAATAAATTGATATAAATCTTATATTTGGTTGTAGACCCTGGCACCAGTAAACATTCTATTCTGCCCGTTATGCTACTAGTGATTATATCTGAAGCTTCTATATTATATCCTAATGTAATAAGATGTTCTATTATTGTAATAAACGACTCTCCCTCTGTAACAGATTCTTCTAGAAAAATATTATCAGGAGGAGCCGAATAGATTAACTTATCAGAAGGGCTATAAATAACGCCGTGAATTTCAGAAACCGTAGTTCCAATAGCGCCAATTAAAATACCATGCACTATCTTAGAAACCCCCGCCCGGGGAGCCTGAGCTTTAGCCATGACAGCTTTATTTGCTAGGTGTCCTAATTCTCTGTCTATTATTGCTGGTATTTTATCGGGCTTACCAAATTCAGTAAAGTCCATCCCTGGATAGGAGGCCTTAACTATTTTAATAACACTAGAAGCATGACCATCCTTTGTAGCTTGGGCTATATCTGTTTTGATTTTATCTAAAGGGCCATTCATATAAATATGAATTATTTAGGAATAGATTAAGATGATTTGTTGTGTTCTTTTACTAAAACATGATAGCACCATCGAATTCTTTCATTAAAGCTAAGAAGGCATCCGTGCAATCCTCTATTAAAAATAGATATGCAGAATGTTTGATCTTCCTCTTCATATTCTGTATAGAGCGCATGACTGTAGCAATCACACACTGAGAATATGCAGGAAGTCTTAGGTATCATTAGACTTAGATTGTTTCTTCTTGGGTTTTTTATCCTTTTTAGAAGAACCCCAATCAATATCATCATGACTATCCCGCCATTTCTTATTATAAACTGTACGAGGTTTATCTCCTTTGCCTGCTGTTGGGTTACTATACATATCAAATTGTTTTTTTATTGTTTTAAAGGCATCCATAAAATATATTATCCGTTCTTTGTTATTATTTCACGGCATATTCTAATTTATGTTATTACTCCCATTACAATACCATGGTTGTTCACCAATTGCAACTGTGTGCATTGGCCTTTCATTACACAATGCGGTTGTTGCTTTTGGTGATGACTGTGCACGTGTACTTGACACATGATGTGATCCACAATGTGACACCGTTTATTGAAGTGCACAGTCAATTTGGGTGACCCAGTGGCACGAGATGCAGGTTTGTTGTAATGAAACCAGAATGTTTTACTGTTCTTCATAACACACTCCGTCATCAGCTGCTTTACTATTGTGGCGATTATAAATTGATCCTGTTGTACTAGAATTTTTTAGACACCAGTTTAAAACAGCATCAAGATCTTTACCTATTTGAGTAGGTGAAGACCCGAGTTCAAACTCTCCACCTCTACGCCATTCATTGTACTTGCGAAGTCTGTGCACTGAAGCTAATAGTTTTGTATTCATAGATTAAATGCTGAAATAGTATGTTCAAACGGATTACCTGGAATCTCTTTTACTAAGCGTAGCATCTCAGCAGCAATCTCTCGAATCTCTAATTGCGCATCAGGCTTATTACGCAGATGCAAGAAGTGAGCAAAGGATCGCCAGTTGAACATTACATCGGCCTGAATCTGGGAATTATAAGTCTTGAAGAATCGAGCGGACTCTTTGGCGCGTTTACGGCCCAGAGCTGGCTCGAGGTCTTTAACGCATTGATGATAAAGAGTATTGCCCTGTGCGGTATACTGCTTAAGCTTATCGAGCCACTTTTCTGAAATAAATGGAAATTCATTTCCGGCATAATCATGATTAAATGCTTTCCACGCTTCTGGTTTTGACGTCATGATTCCAGCCCAGTCTTCTGGCAGATAGTACTTATCTTCCTTGAGTTCCTTATACCTTGCAGACTCGCCATTAACAGACACGCCAACACGATGCTTAATAATATGTATATGGGAAGCAATATCGCAATTGACAAGAAAATGAATAGAAGACTTTTCAAAGGGTGTATGATGACCAGCGTCCGCCAGCATCTTAAGCAATTTAGGAATGCGTTCAATCTTATCATTATTTAGATCTCTGCTTGTTGAGGTCCATGCCGAACAAGCATGTATTTGATCTGATCCATAAAATCCTAGGAGTTCTACAGCATTATTCATGTGGTTATTATAAATTAAAATAGTAAATAATCAAGAATAATATGAGTGATTGGTTTGATCAATATCTAGATGGTTTGAGTGACCCTGGGTTAACAATGTATTTCCCTCCGGATCCACCAACTAATGCTAAAGGTGCTAAGCAGCGGTTAATGTTTGATGCTGTAGCTTCTAGCGAAGAAGAGCATAGACTACTTTATGAGGCCCGGCTGGCTTTAGAGAATCACGGCGGTGAGAATCCTAGTGGTGAAAATCCTGGTGGTAATGGAGACAACGCTTGGGAATTGGGTTACCGGTTTCTTTATGTAACACCTACAACTACTCAATTCAATTGGTATTCAGGTATTAATTTTACTGGTTCCAATACTGTTACCCAATCGACATTTACGAGAGTCGATCCTCAGTTAGTTAAGAGTCTTGCTACAACTTTAGTGCTCAGTGATATATGCAATAATATGCATTTGTATACTAATTTACAGTATGTCAACTTTAGCAATCAATCCGATACATTTACTCATCGCGCTCTTGATAACAGATTAAACATAATTTACGCGTCTCTAGGTTTTAATTTATCGTCAACAAATTTTCAGGCTCTTAATAATAACTCATCCCTTACTACCCTTATCTTAACAAATAATACTAAGTTAAAATCTCTAATAATACAAAATGCACCTAAGCTTGCTAGCGG